GCAACTGCGAAGTTTATGAAGATGTAAACGGGAACATCAAGGTGCGTAAGAACGAAGCGGATAAATCAGCAAAGGTTGATGGCATTATTGCCCTGATTATCGCAATGCATTGTTCGCTTGATAATCCCTTGGCTTCATCATCTTACGGCTTCCGTAGTTTATAAGGGAATAACATGGCAATCCTAGACATTTTCAAAAGAAAACCGCAGACAAACGCCAATGAAAGCAACACGCTTTTTGGTCAAACCGCCCTTGGTAATAACATCATTCGCAACGCTGGTGCGAAACAATTTGCATCATCTAGCCAATTATTATATGTAACAACATCAAGTGCTAATGAGGCAGGGCGTTTGGTGGATATGTCGGTTTTAAGCCGCAATTCAACCATTATGTCTTGCGTAGGCGTTAAAGCACGCGCACTTGCACAATTACCCATTAAGATTATGGCAACAACCGATGATGGTTCATTAGTTGATGCTTGTTTGAGCAATAAAGTTTCAGCACGCGATAAAGCCAAAGCCAAATCCGTTCTATCTTTACTGCAAGCACCTAATAACTTTCAAAGCCAATACGAATTTTGGTATCAATTTTGTATGTGGCTTGACCTATCGGGTGAAGTGTTTACCGTTCTATGGCGTAAAGACCAAGAGAATAGCCAACAAACACCATTGGAAATGTATGTGTTAGATAGCACGCTTATTAGCGCAACTATAACGCCAACCCGTTACCCAACTTACAGGCTTTCAACGCCATCATACGGTTTCAGTAAAGACGCACCATTGCAAGCCCACCAAGTTATGCACCTAAAGGAAGCGGCATGGCAAGGTTCGGCAGGTTTTAACAAAGGCATTTTAGCGGTTGAGTTAGTATCGCTTGACCAAGATATTGACCTATACGCCAACTTTATAATGACCAATGGCGCAAAGCCAAGTGGGATGTTTGTTACTGACCAAGTAATTCCTGATACAAAATACAAGGAAATTGCGGCAAGGCTTAAAGAGGCATGGTCAAGCATGACAGGTTCACGCCCAACAGACCTAAGTAAGCCGGGACAATCCATGTTGCTTGATAACGGCATGAAATACTTGCCTATTGATATGCTTAACTTGCAAGACGCTGATTGCGCCAACCTTAAAATGCAAACAATGAAACGAATTTGTGGTTTGTTTGGTGTGCCTGTTGCAATGTTATCTATTGAAAACGGCAAGTTTAACAACAGCCAAACAATGCTTGATGAATTTTACAAATCAACCATTTTCCCGATGTTGGTAAACATTCAGCAAAAATTGAAACAAAGTTTATTGCAAGGTTATCCAAACCTATGCGTTGAATTTCAAACAGAATCGTTTTTAAGCGGTGCGCCGCTTGACCAAATGAATTATGTGGTGGCTGGTGTCAATAACGGTATATTAACGCCTAATGAGGCACGCGCATACCTTGGCAGGGCTGAAATAGATGGCGCAAACGCATTAAAAGACACAGGCAAACCAACAGGCACGATTGCAGGCAGTTCGCCACAAGATACTGGCGGCGGTGGCAACGCATCAAGCGTTGGCAAAACTGGTCAAGCAGGCAAAGCATAATGACAAAAAAAGAGTTAAAGGAATTAAGATTATTATTATTAACCGTTCAAATGAAACAAGCGGCAGACAAGCGCGTTTCAATGCCGTTTAAAACGAATGGGATGAAAAACAAAGGGGTTATTATCCATGGCTAAAGATGTTAAGTTTTTTTATGAAAGCGAAGTGGTTTTGGGCGTTAATGCTGATGAAGCGGAAATGTGCGGAACGATTGAGGCTGTTTTGACAACTTGGGGGGCGCGTGAGGGCATGGATGGTCGCAGGTTTAACTATCAGCCTGAAGCCTTTAAAGATTGGGCGGCTGGTTACGCTGAATTAGGCAAGCCGTTGCCAATGTATTTCCAACACAATGACGAATCATTGCCTGTTGGTGAATGGACTATGTTTGAGTTTGACGAAGTAGGCATGACGGGCAAAGGTCGTTTGTTTACTAACACAAGCGTTGGCAAAGACCTTTACACCATTATGAAAGAATCGCCAAACATGGTTGGTGGTGTTTCAGTTGGCGCATACGCTGACGAATATCAAATGGTAAACGCTAATAACGAAGTAATGAACCCACAAGACCCTGCTTATGATGAGGGTTACTTTCAAATCACTAAAGGTGGTTTGCGTGAAGTGTCAATCGTTATGCACCCAAACAACCCTGAAGCCAATATAAACAAATTAGAAAATGTTTATCGTGCTGACGGCACAATTAACCTTAAAGAAATAGAATCTGTTCTGCGTGATGCAGGATTGACCAAGATGCACGCAACCGCCGCATCTAGCATATTCAACAAAGTAATTAAACTGCGTGATGCAGTTGATGAAACTGTTGAAACGCCACCAAGTTTGAGTGAATCAGACGCGGCGGTTAATGAAACGATTCTAGCCGAATTAAATAAGCGTGAATTGTTAAAACAACTTAATAAACGAATTAAAGGATAAATCATGTCAGTTGAAATCATTGAAAAGTTAGACGCGATTGAGGCAAATAACATTGCTGAAATTGCAAAAGTAACTGAAGCCGTTACTGCTAAAGTAGATGCAGTTGAAGTTTCATTTTCTGAAAAAGTAGCCGCTTTGGAAGCCAAAGTTGCATCTATCAATCCAGCACCATCAATCTTAAAAATTGAAAAAACCGTTCGCGGCGATGTAAACAAAATGGTTAAAGAACAACTTGCCAAATTCCACAAAGCAAATGGTCGCACACAAACTGAATTAAAAATGTTTGAAGATGACAGCCAATATGCGGCTTACATGAAAGAGGCTTCAGCATTAACTGGTGGCGGTAACAACCAAGGTGGTCGCACAGCCTATGACCCTGTATTTGTTGCATTGCGTTTGGCTAACCCTTTGCGTGGCATTTGCCGCACAGTAGCAACTGACGGTTCTTCATACCAATTCCGCGTTAAAACAGGTAATGCTGGCGCACAATGGGGTTATGCAATCCAAAACAACGGCGCGGCAACAACTGAAGATACAAGCATTTGGCAAATCGTTTTAAAAGACCTAAATGTTCAATTCCCAATTAGAACAGCCGCTTTAGATGACATTGATGGTTTAGAAGCCAATGTTGTTGATGATATGCTTGCCGAGTTTGCACAAACTGAAGCGCAGTCAATGGTTTCAAACAATGACCAAACAGGTTCAGGCACAACAGTTTCAACAGGTGGTGCTGACGGCTTACGCGGTCTTGACCAATATGCAGGTGCAAATGCAACATACGCAGGCGGCACTTGTTCAGTTGCGGCATTTGGTTCAAGCGGCACAGGTTCAGCAACAGGTTTACACTCACTTGCTACTTATGACCAATTAACAACCAATGCTAATACTGTTGGCGCAAACAACATCACTTATAAAGATGTGATTAACTTTGTTTATTCATTGCCGCAACAATACTGGACTGCATCAGCCAAATTTGTTATTAACCCAATTTTGCTACAAGCAATTCGTGGTTTGACAGATTTACAAGGTCGCCCAATCTATGTTGATGGTTTATCACGCACAGATGGCATTGTTGGTTCATTGTTAGGTTTTGATGTTGTTGTCAATAAATATTTAGACACACCATCACAAACTGCAACAGGCGCGGCAGGCACAGTTAGCAAATATCCAATGTTCTTTGGCGATTGGGATAAATTCTACACAATCGTTGATAGATTAAACATGGTATTGCGCCGTTACGACCAAACATTGCCCGGCTTTATCACATTCTTTGGTGAAAAACGCTTGGCAACATCTGTTCGCGACCCATTTGCAGGTGTTCGTTTCCGTTCTACTGGCACAGCAAACGCTTAATACGGGTTAGGGATGGTGGCAAAAGTTGCCATCCCTTTTTTTTACCTAAAGGACATACCAAAATGAAAATCGCTGAAAGAGTTTTAGACGGCATTAAAACTGCCCTAATTGATGGTGAAGCCACCGTTGATTTAAAAGTGGTTAAAGAGGCAAGCGCGATTACTGGAAGCGGTTCAAATGTTGGTGGTCGCACCTATTTTGATGACGCTTTTGCGGCGGCGCGTTATGCCAACCCATTCCGTATGGGCGCAAGACAAATAACGGCAATGGAATCAGACATTCAATTTGTTGCTAAGACGGGTAATGCCGCAGATGCAACAGACCCTTGGGGTTACGCAGTTAATCCTAATAGTGGTTCACCTAATATAGACACAAGCATTTGGCAGTTGCCAATGCGTGCAATTTCAGCACAGTTGCCAATTCGTAGCGCAGTTTTAAGCGATGTAAACGGTTTGGAATTGGAAATTGTTGAAGATTTAGCCTTTGAATTTAGTCAAATTGAAGCCGCATCTATGGCACTTAATGATGACCAATCAGGTTCAACAACAACATCAACAGGTGCAACAGACGGTTTGCGCGGTGTGTTTACATACCCTACAAGCACATCTGCGGCGGCATTTGGCACTAGCGGAACAGCAATAACCAACGGCAGGCACACAGTTTTAACTGTAAACCAAAACGCGGCGGCTATTAATTATGACGATGTAGTTAATCTTGTTAAAGCATTGCCACCGCAATACTATAATATGCCAACAACTGCTTGGCACGCACACCCTGAAATAATACACAATTTGCGAAATCTTAAAGCGGCAACAACAGGCAATAATTCACGCCTATTTATTGAGGCAGGGGATGATGATGGCGGTGCTGTTATTAATATGTTTGGTTTTCCTGTTATTCCAAACCCGTATATGGATTTTACGGGCGCAGGTAAAGTAACCCTTGCATTAGCAAATTGGGATAGGTTCTTAACTATTGCCGATGCTGAAACAATGACCATCAAACGCTTTGACCAAACGCAAGCAGGTTTTGTAACCATTTACGCTGAAATGCGGATGGCATCATCAATTCGCGATGTATTTGCTGGCGTATTCTTGAAAGGCGTTTAATTATGGCGGTGAACAACATTAGTGGTGTAGTAAATCTTGCGCCCACGCGCAACCCATTTAACTATGATAAGGTTGTTCAAACAAGTCGCGATTTACAAACACAATGGCTAACCTTAGATGAAATTACCAATCAATTAAACTTGTTTGGCGATGAATCACAGGATAGTTATTTAAGTGATTTAGAAGTTGCGGTGCGGATGCACATTGAAGATTATTTGGGCTTACCAATTTTTAATCAGTCTTATACTGTTTACTATGGCGCGTCTGCTTTATACGGCACGCCACTAACATTGGATTTGCCTGAAGTTTCACAAAATGGCGTTACCATAAACAGCGTTAAGTATTACAGCGATGCAAGCCCACCTGTTTTAACAACCGTTGCGGCTAGTTCATATTTTTATGATGTAACAGGTAACAAGGTGATTCTTAATGATTTGCCAACTGACCTTAATACATATATGACATCACCTGTTGTTTGCAGTTATACAATCAGTTCAAGCATTTTGGCGCAATACCCTGTTATCAAACAAGCAGGGTTGTTATTGCTTACGCATCTTTATAACAACAGAAGCGAAACAACGGCTGGGGCTTTACAAACAATACCGTTTGGGGTGGATGTATTGCTTAGACAATATAAGCCTTTGGTGATGTAGCAAATGGCTATTGCACGCTTTGAAAATGTAAACATTAACACGCTAAGTTTTGGTGTGGATAGTTTTGGCGAATATACAACAACCACAACACTTTGGTTTGTTGGTCGCCCTTTGGTTTCTGAAGTTAGAAATTCTGTTGCTATTACAGAACGGTATCGTGTTTATTCTGATTTAATTAGCATGAAGTTTAATTACACGCCTAACATGAAAACTGTTGCTGACGGGCAAAACAATTACAGCGTAACTTGGCGCGGTAATGAATGGCGAATAACAGATGTAATTGAAAGCAATGATAGAATGAGTGTTACTTTAATGTGTTACCGTTCTGACCCTGCGACAAAGGCTTAACATGACAACGCAAAACAATGTCAGTAATTATGCAAGGGCAATACAGGCGCAACTAACAAGCATTGCAACGCCTGTTCCTGTTTACGCAAACTTTAATCGTAATTGGGCAACTGAAACAAAGTTTATAACATGGCAATTAAGGGATGTTCACCAACCTGTTTATACTGGTATATATCAGAATAACAAAGGGGCTGATTCACCTATATTCCAAATTAGTGTTTTTACAACTAACATGGCAGATGGATTTAATCTGTCAAACACAATAATACAAGCATTGCATGGTTATGCAGGACAGTTTGGCGGCGTTACAGGCTTTCAAATTTCAAAAGCCGATGTGAATTGGCTTTATAATAGTTATGACAATGACATTAACTTGCATAGCGTTTACATGGATTGCACTATTTACATTCCATCATAAGATACGATTTTTTTAATTTTAATGAGGATTAATTATCATGGCATTACCAAATAAAGTATTACCCGGCTTTTCCGCAACCCTATATATGCAACCAACTGCAAGCCCAACACCTTTAGCAACTGCCGCGTTATCAACAGTTGCTACCGTTGCCGCACTTGCTATTCCTGCCAATGTTGTTCCAGTAGAAAACATTCCTGCGTTTGGCACAGACGATGCAGTAGCGTCATTTGGCGTTGCTGGTTCACGCACAGGCGACAAAATACCTGTTCAAAATGCACCAACATCAATGTCAATAACTGCCGCATGGAATCCAGCCGATGCAAACTTATTGTTAATTCGTGGCGATGCGTATTCAGGCGTAATTGACCGCACTTATGTTATTTCCGCAACCGATGGCACAAACATTGTTTATTATGCTTTCAATGGTCGCGTTGGTAATTTTCAAATTGATTCAAGCGTAGGTGCTGAAGCGAAATGTATGTTCACCATCCATCCGCGTGGCAACCAATTTGGTTGGTCAAACAACGCTTAATTAAACAGCCCCGAAAGGGGTTGTTACTTTATAGGATAAGACAATGGAAATAAAATCGCAGAATGACCTGCTTGGGTTTTTGATAACGCAAGCAGGTAGTGGGCAAAAGAATTGGTTTGGCTTTGCACAACAACGCCTAACAGGTATTAACTTGGCGCATGAAATAGCCGCTAATCATGCCGATAAAATGTCGCCCGATGAAGTGGTTGATTATGTTGTTTCGTTAAACAACAACATTTATCAAAAGTTAATTAAGGCTGACTAATGTATCAAAAATATCAACTAACGGGATTAAAAGAAACATTAGACGCTTTTCAACTTTTTCAAAATGAAATAGGCGATAAAACGGCGCGTTCTAAAATTTTAATTCCTGCGGTTAAAATGGCAATGACACCTGTATTGCGCGATGCACAAGACCGTGCATCATCAAACAAATCACACTTGCTAGAAAATTCTTTAATGATTACAGGTCGCCGACCAACATCAAAAGATAAAAAATCGCAGTATGTTACAACAAGCGATTCTGTTGTTGCATTTGTAACCACAAAGCCAATTCCAAGGGCGGTTAAAAAGAAGTTTCATGCTGAATATCATGCAAGCGGCAATAGCATTTCAGACAAAACTAAATATAGAAAAGCGGCAAAAAAGTTTTATGAAAATAGAGGCATTTTTTATGATGCACGCGCAATAGCAAATGAATTTGGCACAGCAAACAGACCTGCCAAACCATTTTTGCGTATGTCATTGGAAAACAATGTTAAAGACATAACAGATTTATTAAAAATAACGCTTGACCAAAAGATGCGTGAGTTTGCACAAAAGACATACAACAAAACACAAAAAGGATAAAACATGAGTAAGTTAAGTAATGCTTTAGGCAGTAAATATCAGGAACATAAGTTATCAATTTTAACGCGAACATTTGTAATGGGCGACCATACATTTAAAGTCAGAGTGCCAAGTTCGGGTGAAATAGATGCAATTTTTGCTTATTACAAAAACCCAAACGCCGATGATGTTGAAAAGATATTTCAACAAATAACTGAAAACTTGC